CTAATGACGCTATACCGCCATTCGTTATTTTCTTACTCTATCAAAGAACTTAATTAATGTACACAAAAAAGTGCGCATCAATTAAAATAAATCGTTCAGAGGCCGGAGTCGAACCGGTTAGTGCACTATCGTCCCACACGCCCTCTGAATATTGGTGGAGCACCGGGGAGTCGAACCCCGTCTTCCGCCGTGCAAGGGCAGAGTCTGCACCCACTCAGGTGCCCCATTTGTCTTTTATATATCTATCAATCTTATCTTCAACTAGATATTTAAATTTACTATGTACATATTGATGATGTGTAGGACATAATGGAACCAAATTCTTTGGATCATTATCATCATGATCATTATTTAAATGATGAACTGCTACAACATTTTCTTCATTACATACTATACATTTCTTTTCATGATAACGCCAAGCTACTGTCCTATAATGAGCAATATCATCAGTATGATGCTTTTCAGCTTTTGCTCTACCACCAATACTATTGGCACAACTTCTAGAACAAAAATATTGATCTTTTACAGGATGCTGCTTTTCACGTTCTTCTACAAGAAATGGTTTTTTACATTCATAACATTCAACTTGATATACATTAATCTTACCAAGCAATTTATCAGATCTGTCATCTAAACTCTTCTTAATTGCAGCATATGATGCTTCTTTATTAGGATTTAAATCACAGTGTCTAGAATGATTTGCCTTTTCAGTAGTACGACTATAATCAAATTGCTGGTTGCAGTGTTTGCATTCCCACATATATTGCTCCTTATGGAGTATTTATACATTGCACAAATTCTGCAATCATAACAGTCTCTATACTTGGTGCCGCAGGATGGAATCGAACCACCGACAAGTGGCTTATGAGACCACCGCTCTACCGCTGAGCTACCGCGACGAAAACTGGAGCGACCGAAGGGATTCGAACCCTCTCCATCAGCTTGGAAGGCTGAGTCCTCTCCCAGGAGAACGGTCGCATGGTGCCGGTTGTGGGATTCGAACTCACGACCTACCGCTTACAAGGCGGTTGCTCTACCACTGAGCTAAACCGGCGAAATTGTTTAGAAGAATGCACTAACGGAGTTGAACCGCTAACAGCGACCAATGGTCCTGCCGTACCCCTACTTAGCACCCGGAAGCCTTCGTGCATTCATCTAAATAATCTATAATCTTCACATATGGTCGGGAAGACAGGGATCGAACCTGCGACCTCGCGGTCCCAAACCGCGCGCTCTACCACCTGAGCTACTTCCCGTTATTGCTATCTATATATACATTCTAAATTAATGTACACTGTTTTTTTTTGGATGCCCCTCCAGGGATCGAACCTGGACTTTTCTGAATCAAAATCAGACGTGTTGCCAATTACACCAAGGGGCAATAAACTGGTGGGTGTGGAAGGATTCGAACCTACTCACCATTTAAGGAACGGATTTACAGTCCGCTGCGCGCTCTCCAACTCGGCCGCACACCCGAAACTGGTGGACCCCGTGGGGCTCGAACCCACGACCTACAGGTTAAAAGCCCGTTGCTCTACCTACTGAGCTAGAGGTCCGAAATGGTAGACGATACAGGGCTCGAACCTGTGACCCGCTGATTAAGAGTCAGCTGCTCTACCAACTGAGCTAATCGTCCATGTTAAACTTACAAATAGTCTACAACGTCCGTGGAATCATCCACCTGCGCGCCAATCACTCGACGCTGAACATAGTAGTAGTCAAAGTGCCGATCTTCATCACGCACATACACGCCGTGAGCAACCGAAGCCGCTTCAAACGACTCATATACGCCGAGGACGAAATGTGCGTCGTAATCCAACGCACCCATCAAAACAAAAACTTCCATGACAATCTCCATTCGGTATATTCTCAATCTACACTAGAATGAATAATTTGTACATAAAAAAGTGCGCTCGATCAAAAATAATTTGGTAGGGATGGTGGGAGTCGAACCCACACTGGAGGCATTTTAAGTGCCCTGTCTCTGCCTTTGGACTACATCCCCATGGGGTGAAGGAGGAATTTCGAAATCCCGACCTCTCGGACCACAACCGAGCGCTCTGCCTCTGAGCTACCAACACCATGGCGGAACGTCTGGGAGTCGAACCCAGTCAACCCTTTAACAGGTTGTACGCATTAGCAGTGCGCTGCATTACCGTCCTGCCCACGTTCCTGAAACTGGTGACCCCACCGGGTGTCGATCCCGGTTCTCAGCTGTGAAAGAGCTGGATTCTAGCCAACGTAAACTATGGGGCCATGGAGGAAGCGGTGGGATTCGAACCCACGGTACCCGTGAAGGTACACTGGTTTTCAAGACCAGGGCCATAAACCACTCGGCCACGCTTCCAATTTTTGGTGCGTTTAACAGGGATCGAACCTGTGACCTCACCCTTATCAGGGGTGTGCTCTACCGTCTGAGCTATAAACGCACATAAAGAGTTTCAACAATGTCAAAGAACAATTTGGCGAGGGTGCCAGGATTCGAACCTGGACTTGCGGTTTTGGAGACCGCCGTGCTAGCCGTTAAACACTACACCGACACAAATTTAATTACAGCAACTCGGGAAGCTGATACAGAATATTCGAAGTCATAAGACCAACAACGAACCACGTAAACGCAGCACGACCGGTCGAACGACTCTTCTTTACATCATCAATGCCAATACCTAGATTAAGCACCAGCAAAATAACACTCGCAATAAACCAAACCATAACAAACTCCTCAAGGTTGGCGATCTGGAAGGGACTTGAACCCTCGGCCTCTCGCGTGACAGGCGAGTGCTCTAACCAACTGAGCTACCAGACCATTGAAACCATATTTATCACGCTACGTTAAAAATGTACATCTTTATTTTTAGTTCAAGTGCCGAACCGCATGGTCGGCTGCGTGAGTAGCAGCAAATGACGAAGGCTTAATCTTAGCATCAAGACCCAGAGATCCCTTCACCCAACCGAGCGCTTCCTTCACAGCCACAGACGACTTGTGCTTCGGATTTGGATTGATATCAAGGTGGATCTCCATGTGGCGATCACCAAGTACGTCAATCACTTCCGTAGCTGTCGATACAGCCATCTGAACCTCAGTCAGCAGACGCTGCTTCAGGTTACCATAGTCAGGCATATCAACAGAACTATGAAACAACCTGCAACCGCGCTTCGAGTCCATATGAACAATGATAACGGTACTGTACTTCGCATACCACATCTTGTTCTTACGAAAACGAATCGAGTCGCATCCGATATAGACTGACGATTCCTTACTCGAATCTAGAATTGCTTGCTTTGCTTCTTCAATCATTGTACTTACTCAGAAATGGAGCGCCGGGTGGGATTCGAACCCACGGTTTTCAGGATTTGCAATCCTGTGCGATGGACCACTCCGCCACCGACGCATGGTACTCCTGGAGGGAGTTAAGTTGGTAGACGAGGTAGGATTCGAACCTACGATCAACCACTTATGAGGTGGGGGCCTTAACCGCTTGGCTACTCGTCCATGTTAAAATTATTACATTCATCTAATGATGATAATATCTTTATATTAGTATATTGTTTTAACAAACACTCTAATTTTTTCTTTTGTACTTTAATAGCATGCGGATTCTTTGGATCTAAATATAAATCATAATCTGGTAAATAGAAATCTGCAAAGTAATTATGACGAATAGAGTTTTCATCTACCCACTCAATGGGTTCTGGTCTTGTCCAATTAATCTGCAATTCATCTAGGCGTTTAGCTAAAGCTAATTCCCATGATGAATCTAACATCACACCATTATAAATTACAACACCTTTGCGCAATCTTCTATGTTTTGATTTTAACGCAGCCTCACTAATTTTCTTCTTGGCTTCCTCGGTATGATTTTTACCTAAAAAAATAGCGTAATTCAAATGCTTGTATTTACCTTTAGCATGAGCTGCTTTAATACCTTCCCGTTGTTTTTTCCTAGAATGCTCAGTTATATTGGCTCGAGCTTTTTTCATATTATGGGTGTAATCAGATCTTTTAGGATTATAATCACACCAACGAGAATGATTAGCCATCCACCCTTTCGGCTTATCACTGATATCAAAACTTTGCTTACAATGTTTACATATTCGTTGCATATAAACTCCACAATGGCGCCCCGTAGAGGAGTCGAACCTCTCTCTACAAGTTTAGAAGACTCGTGACTGTAATCCGCCAGACGGGGCTATCTTTATGGTATTTATAAAATATGTAAACTTAGTCTCGCGCTCTATCCAGATGAGCTACGGGCGCATGAACTTAAGCGATGCGTCCTATCCGGTGCAAGAGGTTAGCAACCTTAGCCAACTCGGTAGACGTCTCGCGTTCACTTTCTTCTGTACGAACAAGCACATCCTTATAGGCGTGCAGAGCTCGCTTGAGAATTTCCATATCGGCGGTGGCAAATGTGCCGCCTTTTGCTTCCTTAATCATGTGAGACACGTCCTCGATTCGATAAGCCAAGTGTTTGCAGTATCCATCCAGTCAAGAACTTCGACCGGAATAAACTCACCACGTCGCTGAGCATTCAAAAGTTCACAGTACGTAACTTCTACTGCCTTAGGATTTTCCATAGTAGGGAACGAGTAGACTTCGACTTCCATGATCACCTCCGTAGTATTCTATATATCACTTGCGACTAAGAAGATCGGCCAAAATCATTCCAATAAATGCCACAATAAAAAGCCAAATGACAATTGCGATAGGAATCCAAAGTGGCGACAGCACCCAGAGCCAAGACCACGTAATATAGCCAGTAAGCTTCAGAGTAATGAAGATCAAAGCCAGGATTGGCAGAAAAGGAAATACTTTTTGTTCTGTAGGTTTAGACATAATTAACCTCGACGATAGACAGAGAAATGAGTAGCGTCAGCCAGAAGACAATCCTGATTGGCCTGGTTGCGAGTACGGCGATAGAAGCCGGCCGAAGCAGGAATCCGTGGCATCAGACGACCGACAGAGGCGGTACGCGGCCCGCGAAAGCGAATACGGATCGGAATTCCAGCAGCGCGATAGGCGGCCAGAACGCGGGCGCGCATTGCGATCGGAACCCAATAGGCAACCGCATCGTGTCCGAGAGGGGCCGGAAAGAAAGTCTCGAGCGCAGTAGTTTCAACGTTTGACATGATGTTTCCTTCAACTGATATATTCATTATATACTATAAGATGGAATTAATGTACACACAAAAATGCGCCCGAAGACGCATTTAGTTTGATTAGAATTGGTAGTACTTTTTGCGATACCAGAGGGCTTCTTGTCTGTCAAAGCCGGCGAATCGTTCCCAGTACTTCATCTTTCGTTCGGCGATCTCGAGCTCTTTGCGGGCCTGTTGTCGTTCGTTAAAGTCAGTCGAGGCCTTTGCGATGTGTGTAAGGACGATATGGTTATATGAATGATTGGCCCATTGCGAGCTGGGGTTCAAACGTTTGAAAAGAGACGGATTGAAGTCCGAGTTCTTCGCGTTGCCGAGGTCATAAAAAATAGCCATGATTGAGTACCTTTCTATGGGAAAGATCACCCTACCATGGCTATTATATTATGTACACTTATTTTTTGCGGCCGATATTGTACTTAGTCACAAGAGTCCATTGATCCTTTTCCTTGAACGGAAGGATCTTAATCTGACTCAATGGAGTCACAGGTTCTTTAATCTTTTCTGATTCTACAACAGCGATCAAACCCCAGTCGGAAAGCAGTTGCACAATAGTATTTCTACGACCCTTGTCTTCATCTGAGAAGTTAGAAGGCTTGCCGTCTAGAGCAAACAGTTCCTTGAAGTGTACAATATAGTACTTGCCTTGCTTGTGCAAGATATGGCATGACTGATAGAGAGTACTGTCCTTACGCGATGCAACTCCAATACGAGTTAAAGTTTCACGCACCTTCAGGAAATCGTCTTCTTCTCCCAGTCTCACCTCAACTAAACTATCGATTAAACTCATTTTCTTCCACCCTTATCAAGCTTTTTCTTTATTGTTTTTATCTGATCAGGTGCGAGGAGCTTGAGTGCAGTCTTGGCTTTCTGTCGGTTATATCCGAAGTGTTCCATGATAGCTTCAAGATCTTCATCCTTTTCTTTTTTCACCCACTTGGAGAACCGTTTGCTAGGTCTCACAATATTTATTAGAAAGGAATATTGAAGCCTGTTGTCGAGGTGGTGGTTGCAGTTCATCATATTTGCAGCGTGCACGGTATCTGCAAAGTATGAAAGAGCTTTGTTAGTGAGCCAGGCGTTATAAGTCTTTTCGGCTAGAGCATCGTTCTCGGTACCCTTCATCAGGTTTTTCTTTGTCGAGTTAATCGATGTGACAAAATCAAATGGGTTCATCGTTGCGTACTCCATTCATAGAATCTGCAGCCTGATCAAGAAGATCGGCACAGCTTTCGCAGATATCAACTGTTAAGATTGCGTCAAAAGTCTGAAGCCGAACCTCATGGAAAGGAGTCGACTTCAGATACTTTTTACCACATGCAGGACATTTCTTCTTGTTCCACATTACGCAAACGAACAGTCAGCCATGATCTCGGTGAGACATGCAACGAGATTGATTTCTGGATCAGCAGCAAACGAGTTCTGATACTGGTACTTGGCAAGATGCAGCACCAGAATCGGAATGCTACCAGAGTCAAGATAGGTCTCAGCCTTGTCATAGAAGGCACGGAAGAACTCATTGGTATCCATATCGGACTCAGCAACCCACTTGCGAACCGCAGTGAAGTTCTTGTCCTTCATGTAACTTACCAACTTGCTGAGAGAATCGTCAGTAAAATTACGAAGAATACCGGAGTCAATACTTCCAGTAGCAGAATAGTGTTGGAGTTCGTTGATAACTC